GAAATTTCTAATAGTCTTTTGTATGATTTTTTGATCATATAGCTAATTTTTGTTCCATTAAATCGTAGTAGGTTAATGGTAACGTTGTTTGTATAAGTTTAGTGAAATTTTCGAAACCCATTTCACTCGGATCCTTATCTTGCAAATCTACAAGATAGACTTCTTTACCTTCTGCCATTAATCTTTCACAGAATTTTAAAGCTTGTTTAATTGCATCCCTATCTAATGCAATGTAAATTTTATCTACTACAGATGTAACTATCTTTTTCATTAAGCTACTCTGTATATTTTTCCCTAATAGTGGGATTGCGTTTCTTTTTATAGCAATGGCATCGAATAACCCTTCACATAAAATTACTGGTACATTCCAATTAATTAAATGTTCATTAGGTATTACGTCTCTACTTGCTGAGGGGTTTCTATATTTAATATATGGTTCTTTTTCAAATGAACGAGCAGTAAAGTAGTTTAAACCACCATTTGCATCATACGTTGGGATTATAATCATATTTTTGTATAAACCTGTTTTACAATAACCTATGTTGTACTTGAGAATATCGTATTTACTCACGTGTCTATTTTTTAGGTACGCAGTAGCGTGTCTAGCCATTATATCGCTATTATCAACGCCTTCTAGGCCAATATATTCATCTGGTAATACAACAGTAGATACAACTTGTGTCTCCTTAATTGATTTAGATGATTTAACTAAACTACCTAATTCTACAAACTTATCTGCAGCAGCCTTAACTTGTCTAAATAAGTTATATATTGTAGTACCCCTAGCATCACATGCCCAACAATGCCATTGATTTTTACCTTCACGGTTTTCCGTTAAATTAACCTCTAATTTGGGTTTGTGGTGGTTACATAAGGGACAATGATAAGCATAGTTGTTTCGGGCAGTTGCCTTCCCCGAACCTAATACAGAATTTACTAATGTAACTAATAACTGGTTTACCATAAATGGTAATATACGACTTTATTTTCGCTCAACCACAAGATCTTCAAATGCTATATCAGCTAAATCTTTAGTAAAGAATTTACCTAGAATATTATCATTAAAAAATTCATCTGGTTTTTCTAATACTTGATACAACATTTGATATTTAATTTCAAAATAGGTAAGTTGTTTTTTTGTTTGTACACATTTTAATATAGTGCGTTCAAATTCATCTTTTTTCCCTTCAACTAATAATTTTTTTATATCAGTTTGAGAACCATAATAGGTCATCCAATCTGATTCCTTAACTACTAATTTATATGAAGGTCTTCTACCAACCACCCCAGTTAGAGCTGCTAGTTCTTTTTTACCCAATTTTTTCTTTTGATTATGAAATAATACTTTCTTCCCAATATACGATTTACCCGTAGGTTTATGTGTTGTCATGTAAACGAAACCGAATGTGTTTTCTGGGAATTGAGTAATATCTCCTATTTCATGTTGCTTATAGGTCCAACTCATAATTTTATCTTTAAATGTATATAACTAATTTGTGGTTATAAATATTAATTTAATATTACTAACAACCTACATATATAACTTTTAACAGAATGTAATATTCCCTACTTCTCCTGCTGCTAATCCTCTACCACCTATAGTTAATAATACAGTGGCAGTACCACTTACAAAATGGGCAGGGTAAACACCAGTGGATGCAGTTGTGGTTAAGGAAGAATTAGTGTATACTATATCTCCTACTGAGGGAATTTGAATTGAGCCTTGGTGATAATATGGAATTGTACAATTTGAGCCACAACTTGACAATAAAGGATTAACATAAAATGTTTGTAAGTTACTAAAACCATAAAAGTCAGTTATTGCATCAGGGGCTGCAAACCCAGCAGTGTCACTAAAAGTACCCAAAGATTGGTTTGTAGCAGAGGCCCCTAGTTCTACTCTAATATCATTTATACTTAGTGGTCCGGTTGTCGGTAAAGCCATTATATTTTTCTTTTAAGTTCGTCTATTTGTTTCTGTTGATCTTTTATTGCTTCAATTAGTAATGGAATTATCTTTTCGTAATTAACTGCCTTATACCCACTGTCTCTAGTTGTAACAGCTTCTGGTAATATTGATTCTATTTCTTGGGCAATTACTCCTACATCATGTCCTTTGTTTCCATGTATATTTTTAACTCCTACAATATCTAATTCTTTCCAGTCAAAGTTTACACCATTAATTCTTTCTACTTTATCTATAGCATGCTCAATTGGTTTAATGTTACATTTTAGCCTCCTATCAGAAGTAGAAAATGCTACAACATCATTTGTTGCATCAATTCTACCTGCGGTTGCGTTAAGTGTAGCAGTACCACCAACTTGTAAGTGAGTATTAATTGTAGCATTATTCATATATGTAGTACACGATGTGGTAGTTGTTAAATTAACCCCAACTATAAAACTACTATGTGTATTAACTAAGTTATTATTACCACCTAAAATACCACTATATTTTGTGTTACAATTACTACAACCACCATTAATTACATTACACAATCCCCCACCTATAAAACCCCAACATCCATTACTTATAGAATGATTTTGACCCCCACCAATAACAGACCATCCATTTGATCCTATAGTATTATTAGTACCACCACCTATAAATTGACCTGTACCTAAACTAATGGAATGGGTTTCACCACCTACTATAGTGGAACTTTTAGCGATTGTAATACTATTATTACACCCACTTACTATAGCATTATAACCAGTGGTGGATAAGGAAGTATCAATACAGTTATTCCTCCCAGATCCTATAAAACTATATACATCTGAAGAGGTGTTTTCAAATCCTCCTCCAATATGACCATAAGATTTTTCAATAAGGTTTTGACGTCCACCACCTATACCAGAAGAATTAGCTCCGTTTCGGATTTTATTAAGATAACCACCCGCTATAACTGCCCTAGTAGTATTTTTTATGCAAGAATCTCCACCACCTAATATTGAAGAATCATAAGTTGTTGATAAATGATTATTAGTTCCTCCTCCTACAAAATTACCAAAACAGTTACCTTGTGAAGCATCAATTTGGTTTGATTTCCCACCTACAATAACGTTATATGAACCAGATACAAGAAGGTTATTTATCCCACCTACTATGACTGGGGCAATAGACCCATATGCCGCACTACTACTACCTCCCCCTACAAATCCAAGGGATGTATCTACTGTTTTATTGTTATACCCACCTACAACAGTATTGTAACCTTCTTTGGAATCCGCAGCACTTGAAGTAAAGTTATAGACACCATTACTAACTCCACCTCCTACAAATGAAGATGATGCTCCACCTTGAATGGTGTTAACACAACCTCCTACTATAGAAGAGTTAGGTGAGGTACTAATACCTCCTTTAAAGAAACCACCCCCTATAAATGAATATTGAGAGTCAGTAATGTTGCTACATTCTCCACCTACTATAACAGATGCATTACTGTTTGTTATTTTATTACAACAACCACCACCTATTTTAGAATTAACAATAGATCCCGTAATTGTATTACATCGACCACCAGATATAGTATTTGAATGGTTACTAGAATCTGTTTTTATCAAATTAGAATTACCACCACTTATAGTGTTGTTATAACCTGAACCAGCAGTATGTGATCCTGTTATAGAGTTTGATGATCCTCCGGCTATTACATGATTTGCAAAATTATTTCCTCTAATAGTACCGAATTGTCCACCACCTATAGTATTATGTTCTTCGGCATCAATTGTGTTATTTTTACCACCACCTATGGTGTTTAAGTAACTATTAACACCATCAATTGAACTTGAAATACAGTTGTTACATCCACCTAATATGGCATTACAACCCCTATTTGATAAGATACAGTTACCCATACCTCCACCTATAACTTCCATTCCTTCAATTGTACCACCTACAATATTAGTATTACAAACACAGTTTCCTGTTCCACCCCCAATAAAAGAACCACTAGAATTACCTAGTATTGAATTTGATCTACCACCCCCAATAGTATTATCCTTACCCGTTGATGTTATAGTATGGGATTCACCAAACAAATAATTTCTGTTACTTAAGTCAATACATTGAATTGTTGTATTTGCATTTTTTGTTTCTATATAATGATCAACAAATAATCTTCTAGTAGTTGCACTAACACTGGAACCATAAGCACGAATGTCTACATTACCATCTGAGTTATTTAAATCTCCTATTATTAGATTAGCACTATTACTTTTAATACCACTATTACCCTCAAACCTTAACTCACAAGTTGTAGGGTTAAATGTTAAATCAGTTTTTGCACAGGCCGAAACGGTTGATGTACCATTTGCGGTTAATATTCTATTAGTATCAGGGGTAATAATAGCATTGAACCCAGAACCTGATGAACCGCTAGAACCGCTTGAACCCGAAGAACCCCCTGAACCGTTTGAACCTGATGAACCTGATGAACCTGAAGAACCTGATGAACCACTAGAGCCACTAGAGCCTGATGAACCACCTGAACCATTAGAACCTGAACTACCTGATGAACCACTAGAGCCGGATGAACCACCTGAACCACTAGAACCACTAGAACCTGAACTACCTGAAGAACCTCCTGAACCGTTTGAACCTGATGAACCTGATGAACCACTTGAGCCACTTGAACCACTAGAGCCGTTTGAACCACTTGAACCTGATGAACCACTAGAACCTGAACTACCAGATGAACCTGATGAACCACCTGAACCACTTGAGCCACTAGAACCACTAGAGCCTGAACTACCTGATGATCCGCTAGAACCTGAAGAGCCTGAACTACCTGATGATCCGCTAGAACCTGAAGAGCCTGAAGAACCACCTGAACCACTTTCTCCTGATACTGAAAAACTTAAAAATACTGAATCTGTAGAATTAAAAGGTTGAGTATCTGATGTTCCTTCTTCTGATAGAGTAAAGGTATAATATGTTGAACCTACTGCAAAAACGATATTAGTAATTTTATATAAAGCAAAGGATGTTGAATCCGCAGTACGTGCTACTTGAACATATCCTTTTGTATCATTATCTACATTTGTTAGTGAATCATAAAATTCTGATAGATCATCTCCATTGATATCCTTTTCATCAATATAGGCAGCTGTTGCTAGATCAAGATTTATACTATTAAATCTTAAACTTCCATCCCCATCAGAACCGGCTGTAATAGGAGAATTATTATATTCATATTCGAATGTAATAGCACCGTTTGCTCCTCTTATACCACTTGAACCAGATGAACCACTTGAACCTGAAGAGCCACTTGAACCACTTGAACCGCTTGAACCTGAAGAACCTGAAGAACCGCCTGAACCACTGGAACCACTAGAGCCTGATGATCCTGAAGAACCACTAGAGCCTGATGATCCTGAAGAACCACTAGAGCCTGATGATCCTGAAGAACCATCTCCACCTGAAGCACCATCTAAATTAATATCCCAAGATGTATATGTACCACTTCCTACTGTCCTTGTAGGTGTTCCAAAACATAATACTCCTGTTGCAGAAACGTATGTAAGTACTTCACATTCTTGGAAGTTAGTAGCATCATAGGCTACAACAATGGATTGTGCTGTTGTATATGCTAATCCTGTATCTACATCTAAACAACCTTGGTTACCTAATATAAAAGAATCTGTTGATGTTGTAGCATATTTATCTCCATCTTCTCCTGATGAGCCACTTGAGCCTGAAGAGCCGCTTGAACCTGAAGAACCACCTGAGCCACTTGAACCACTAGAGCCTGAAGAGCCACTTGAACCACTTGAACCACTTGAACCTGATGAACCAGATGAACCATTTGAACCGTTAGAGCCACTAGAGCCTGAAGAGCCGGATGAACCACCTGAACCGCTTGAACCACTAGAACCGGATGAACCACCTGAACCACTTGATCCACTAGACCCCGAAGAACCACCTGAACCACTGGAACCGCTTGAACCGCTTGAACCACTTGAACCTGATGAACCAGAAGAACCACCTGAACCTGAAGAACCAGAAGAACCACCTGAACCGTTAGAACCTGAACTACCTGATGAACCTCCTGAACCGCTTGAACCACTAGAACCGCTTGAACCTCCTGAACCGCTTGAACCAGATGAACCACCTGAGCCGCTAGAACCTGAAGAGCCGGATGAGCCACTAGAACCTGAAGAGCCAGAAGAACCTCCTGAACCACTTGAACCTGATGAGCCTCCTGAACCACTTGAACCCGATGAACCACCTGAACCACTTGATCCGGATGAACCCGAAGAGCCTGATGAACCACTAGAACCTGAAGAGCCTGATGAACCACCTGAACCACTAGAACCTGAAGAACCAGAAGAACCAGAAGAGCCACTTGAACCCGAAGAGCCTGATGAGCCAGAAGAACCACCTGAACCTGAAGAGCCTGATGATCCACTAGAACCATCACCTCCTGAGGCACCTGCTAAATTTACACACCAAGTACCTGAACCACCTGATGTTCCTGTTGAAGTAATAACTGTTAATACAATTGCCCCTGTTGCTGAGGTGTATGAATCTACAGTACATTCTAAGAAGTTTGTAGCATTTAAGGATAATAATATTGTTTGTGCTGCAGTATACGCTAAACCTGTTCCTATAGTTAAGTTAAGAGTAGCACCTAGGGTTTGAGGTAAACTTATATTTTGGGTAGTACAATTAGCATATATATCACCCCCCTCACCATCTGCACCTGAACTACCTGAAGAGCCTGAAGAGCCACTTGAACCAGAAGAACCGGATGAACCAGAAGAGCCACTTGAACCACTTGAACCTGAAGAGCCTGATGAACCACCTGAACCACTGGAACCGCTTGAGCCTGAAGAGCCACCTGAACCTGAAGAGCCAGAAGAGCCACTTGAACCTGATGAACCTCCTGAACCGCTTGAACCACTAGAACCGGATGAACCACCTGAACCACTTGATCCTGATGAACCAGAAGAACCACCTGAACCTGAAGAGCCTGATGAACCTGAAGAGCCTGATGAACCTGATGAACCCCCTTCTCCTGAAGAGCCAGAAGAGCCACTTGAACCAGAAGAACCAGAAGAACCATCTGAACCTGAAGAGCCTGAACTACCTGATGAGCCACCTGAGCCTGAAGAGCCTGAAGAACCACCTGAACCAGAAGAGCCACTTGAACCAGAAGAACCTGCGGCACTTATAGTAGTTTTAAAAACTTGACCTGTAGTGTTATTATATGATAAATAATGTGTTTGTGTGGTTGATAGTAACTTACTAGGGTCAATATACATTGAACCTGTTAAAGTTGAAGAACCTGATATTGTTATATCATAGGCATCTTCTCCTGTAAAAGCATCAACAGATTGAGAGACATGCCATGATTGGATTATCTCACCTTGTTGTATTTCTGATTGGTATTTAAATTGTTCAGCCATGAATAAAAATGGGTTTATTATAAATATAACTTACCTATCAATATTCACCAAAATAGTTGTATCAGTTGTTTGGGAAGACTGAAGAGGTTGGGCTAGTTTACCTATTGCTAATAATTGGAAATCTTCATCATATAAACCTACTGTAGTAATATAGGGAGAAAAATAAGATCCTGTAATTGTATTTAAACGTACACCTGAAGATGCAGTATTTTCCCAATTTATGCTACCACTTGGGAAGACTGTTGGGATTTGACTACCTGTAATAGAACTTGGATTTAATGTATAATTAAATTCATTTTCATTTACTGTTGCTTTATATTGGGTTTCATATATAGTATATGAACTTGAAAAAGACATAGTGACATTATTATTTAATATCCAAGCATCTATAAATTCTTCAGTATCAACAAAAGGAGAAATAACTCCACCATATACACTAGTACCATAAATAGCATTACCATAAAAATCAGTTTCATCACCACCACTACCATTTATTGCTCCCGATAAGTGGGAATCAAAAATTGTTACTATACCATGTTCATATATTATATTACCCGCCATGTAATTGTAGGTAGCGTTACTAGCTGTTGTTTTATATAATAGTCTACCTTCTCCATCATCTTTAATAGAACCCGTAGGTCCTTCTAATAAGAAAGAATCAGGTTGAATATAATCACCCCATAATTTTGATGGTATAGAGATTACACCAATGGGGACTGAAGCGGTAGTTGGAGAGGGTGTTGGAAAACCTCTACTAGGCCATAAACTAGTAGAAGGATAATCATAATAATTAGTATTTTGTACTTGACCAAATAATCTATCTCCTTCAGGATTAGCTCCTAAAGCAACACTTGCGGTAATAGCAGGTTGAGAAAAACCACCACTACCTGATATATAATTTTTGTAGTATAACTGTTGTATTGAGTCATATACTAAAACTTGTGGTACGGTATATGCAGGAATTGCGCCTGTCATAACACTACCAGATAATAAATAATCACCATTTCGGCCTAAAAACCTATTTATTTCAACGTTAGATTGGGTTAAAGCTAACCCACCTTTGAAATAGAAAGATTTATTTACCTCAAACGGAGATATTATTAAGTCCTGTGCATTTAATTGTTTGTAAGCGCTCATTCATTTTAGAAATCTAATTTAACTCTAACAAGAGCTTCTTTTGTAAAATCTTTTTGTATAGGTCTTGATAATTTAGCTACAGCTAATAAATCATTACTATCGTTATATAAACCAACTGTTGTTGGGAAGGTTTGTGGATTATTGATAAAATATGGGAATATAACTTCACCAGTTGATCCTGATATAAATGATGGATTTTCTGTGTAATTAAATTCACTATTTCTTGCTCTAATAAAAACATAATCTGATGTTAATGTTTCTTGAGAATTTAATTCAAATATATTATCAACTCCTGAAAGGCCTACTGATCCAGATATAACATCATATAACTTAGTTGGATTATCCCCAAAGTTATCACTTCCAGAATTTGTTTGTAAATTTATACCACCACCAGTTGCAGTATTATTATTTAAAGCTGTTGAATTTAGTAAAATAGTAGAGATATCTGGTAATACTAAACCATAAGAACCACTACCTGCAGTAAACCCACTACCACCATCATAAGATCTACCATCTGATCCTGATATTAGTTGGTAAGCTCTCATTGTACCATAAAAAGTTGGTAAAGTTACTTCATTTGAATTATCAGTTAAATGGATTGCAGTATAGTTACTATTATTACTTTTTAAAGCTAAATTTAAAGAACCAGGTAATAAAGATTGTTTATATCTTGCTCTTTCAATACTAATAACATAAAAATCATTATCTGCACTACCCGTATATGTTGGACCCCAAGTAAATGCCGCATTTTCATCTTCTAATATTAATGTCCTATATTGACCATAAATGGTTGTAGTTGGAGATACAAAAGGTACTGCAGAGTCAAAATTAACACCTCCACCACCATTTTTATTGGCATAAGCAATTTGAAATTGAATTGCGGCTGATAAGGAGTTAGATGCTGTTTGGTATACGCTTAAATAATATGGACCTGATGTTCCTTCTTTTTGTGTTGAAGATGTAAAGTAAGTGTTCAAAGAAGGAGAGTTATTACTCCATACTGTTGAAGTTACCGAATCGGAACTTACTATAAAATCTTCAGGATCTAATCTTTTAAATGCCATATCTTATGTTGTTGTTAAGGATTGTTGAGTTATTGTTACTGGAATTGTTATTCTTGCACCACTATCTAATCCTGTTACTGTTAGTGTTGTTCTTAATTGAGTATTTGTTCCAAATAGAGTATTAACGGTTGTTGAGGTTAAGTTAAACTGTGTACCTATAATTGTTTTAGTTACATTTGTACCCAGTGTTTGAGTAGCAGTGGCATTTGCTGTTGATGCTGCTTCTGTTTGGATACCTTGTCCGGTAAATGTATTCATTAACCTAACATCACCAATTGTTGCACTATATCCTGATGTTTCGAACACTTGTTCGTTTCCTAGATAATTTAATGTTTGTGGTGTTACAGCTAATTGAGCTCCTTGTTTCAAAGTAATAGCGGCAAAACCTAAATCTAATACTGGTAACTTAGCTGTACCTCTAGGTAAAGTAGTTAATTTGTATTTCATTATTTGCAACTCACTTGGAAATGCTTCTAATAAAGGCATATTATCAATTGCCTCTCCATAATAAGCTGAACCTGAAGGGTGATTTGGATTGTATAATGTATAATCAATTTCATCATCTCCCAATGCAAATTGTGTAATTTGAAATGAAGCATCATTTCTAGCTAACAATTCTCTACCTTTGGTTGTTAAGATAGCATCAACTGTTATTACTGCGTTATTTAAATATCCCATGTTGTGTTTTTATATAAATATTGTTATATGTTATAAATATGTATTCTTTTTAAGATTCTATTACTCCTTTTGAAATTAAATCATTTACTATCATAGATGCACTTTCTGTTAAATATTCTGTTGGAAAATCCGGGAATAAAATACCAGGTGTTGATAATGCTTCTACCTCACTTATTGATGCTGTATATAGCCCTTCTCCATCTCCTGATGGAAAACTTCCTGCTGCAGTAGAACTAGTTAATGCAAATGATCCCGTTGATTTAATACCTTTAGAAATACTTCCACTCGATAATATACCATAAGGGAATGGCGTATCCAAGTAAAGTGATTGAGGAGTTGTAATTGTTCTTCTTACTAGGAAGAAATCTTTATTTATTGAAGGATCTACAGCTCTATCTAATTTAAGTTTTACCTTAGCACTAGTAATTGGGGTTCCTGATGATGATATACTTCCACTAACATTTTCAGATGGGGCAAATACATCTAAAATAGTATATGTAAAAGATTCATTATTACCAAACCTTATTTCATCTCCCTCTAAAAATTCTATAGGATTTTGAATTTTATCAAAATCCGTTGTTTTTGGTTCTACATTTCCAGGAAAGTATTCTGAAAATCCTGGTTCGTAAGGCAAATCACCCTGGTAAAACCCAGTACCATATGCTTCATTAAAGTTTGAAGATGACATTTCTATAATAGAGAGATCAGTAGATAGATCTGTTGCTGATCCTGAGAATGTCCAGAAGGGGGCTGCTGCTTTATTTGCTTCCTCTAATTTATAGTCTAAAGCACCCATTCCTTTTATCATCATAGGGGTATAAGCTCCTTCATAAGCTGTGGGGAAGAAATAACCTTGTTGAAATCCTCCTCGGGCATCTTTAAAGAAACCTTCCATTTTCCAACTTATTTGATCTCCTACTTTTATATCAACATTTCCGGAATTGGCTTTAAATATCCATTCTAAGGCTTGAACTCCTGATCCATTTCTAGGTGCTCTTTCTCTCATTAAACCTAGATCAAATAAAGTTTCAAACATTTCCCAATCAACGGTAGCATGGATTCCCCCTCCTGGTATTGGTACTCTTGTGTATGACCATCTATTAAAACCAGCTAGGTAAAAATTGGTATCTCTATGTCTAATTGTTTGTGTAGTAGGTAAGTTTGTATAAGTAAACCAACCATAATTATCTACATCTTTTAGTAAATAAACTTGTCCTGTTTCTGTGTATACTTTACAATCAATACCTTCAAGATTAAATGGAGATTGTGTATCTTCATTAGATCCTGTAAACATTTTAAATGTCAAATCTAATTCATCTCTAACTCCATTTGTTTCACTTACATAAGTTGTTACAATGGAATGTTGTACTGATACAATTTGTTGGTTATTTAAGGCATCTCCATTAGAACCACCCCAAGTACCTTGAGGGTAACTTGCAGATCCTGTTAAACTAGTTACTGAATAAGGTGATGTTGCCCCTGCGGGAGAAGTATTAGATTCTGCTGTGTCTAAATAATAACTTACTCTTTGTAGTTGTGCAGTAGTATCGATTGATGCCGTACCTGCTACTGAAAACTGTGCAAAATCTATATCATTTTCATCATCATTATCGTATCTTGAAATGTAACCTGATCCAGATAATGGAATTGATGGGCTATAGTTATTACCACTATTTTGTGAGTAACATATAGGTGTTACATATTCCATTATACGACTTATAGCAGAAGGAGTTGAGAGAGGAGTATATCTATTTTTTCCATCTTTAATTGCTAATCTACCAACTGTTGTATTTGGGAAAACTTGTCTAAAAGTATCGACACTAAGTTGATCATTTAATGAAGGAGGTAAGGCATTACCTTGTTCATCAATTAAATAGCTTATATTAACCTGAGTTAGTGAGTTAATGTTTGGATAAGGATCTGATATATCATTAAAATACCCAAAATAGGCATCTCTTAATTCTACTGTTGGGTTTTTACCATATGTTCCTGTATCACCTACATTCCACACATTTAATTGTGCACTAGTAGATTTTACACCATTATACCTTGGATTAATTGAACTTAAGGCAGTATAATTTGAATCGGGTACTGCAGCTTTTACTGCTATATTTTCTAATATTTGTTCTTGGTTTACGGGAATTATAGAACCTGATTGGTTATTATAATCAACATCCATTATAAAGTTACTTTGTCTTTGTAATATAAAGTTATTTAATAAAGGTTGACAATCCAAAGCTAAGTTAAATGGTAAAACACCAGCATAGTAAGTTGGGACTATAAAATCTACATCTTGTGCCTGTCTAAAATTATTATAAGCACGAGGATCGGTAGTAGGGGACCAAGCTGATGCTCCTGGGAATATGCTTGCTGAAAATTCTGTTATTACTAACCCTGAACCTAAATATCCTGCTTTATCTACTTCCATTGAAAGCCTGTAGATCTCATTAGCACTAAAGTTCCCATTATATGTTCCTAAAACGGTTGCTGAACCAACACTTGTTTCTGTTAGACTAGTAGTATCCCATGGTAAGGATAATACCTCTGTACCTGGGAATATAACTGTTGAGGATAATGAATCAGCTCTTCTAAGTATAACTGAACTATTATTAATATTATAAGTAGGGGCAGATCCTCCAGATCCTGTTGAAGTTATTTCTATTAGATCTTCTACTTCTCCAGAAGTAGAGCTAATAAATGCTACTTGTTGTTGAATTATCTGGCTACCTCCAATTTGTGCATTTTTAAAATCTTTAAACTCATATTCAATGTAGTACATATCACCAGGATTGGCATATGTAGACATTGTAGTTGCTGAAAGGTCAGTATCTTCACTGACTAATACTGGGAAGTTATCTGTAAATTGTATTGTTGATCCTGAATATATTGAACCTGAGTATCCACCATTAGGCCAAACGGAGGAAGTAATAATATAATCATAATCTCCACTACTATCTGATCCTGTTCTTTTTAAATAAGCATTAACAACACATTGAGCATAATAATCAGTTGTAGCTACTCCTTCAACCACATTTGTATCTCCATCTTGGAACCCATCAGTTGGGGAATTAAAATCCCCAGTTGCAAACGTAACGGGTCCGTTTACAGGATATGCTAAATTCACTCCACCTCCACCTCCAGTTTCATCGTAGTATATTCTTACTGCAAAGTCCTCTAAGGTAAATTCATATTCAAAATCTTCTGTTTCATTATTTTTTATTTGAAAGAAAAGTCTAGAACTGTAATTGTCAGCGGGCTGACCACCTGATGGTAATCCAGTTCCATTCAATAGATAACCATATAATCCACTAAATTGTATTAATTCACCATTCCATTCAGCCAACCCCGTAGGATCTGCAGCAACAGTATCAAGTACACTGATTACTCTTGGAGAAGAAAAACCAGGACCTCCTTCACCACTAGGGTACCATCTCTCTTCGCATAATTGAACATTAAATGATTTATTTACTTCACTACCATTATCAAACGATTGAACAGTACAAGATAAGGTAAAATCTATATTATTAAACTGTGCAAGGGCTGTACCTGCATCCCACAGTGATCTTGCAACACTATTTTGTCCACTCCATCTTATGAATATAGACCCATCATAAGTTTGCCCCATATTTGGAACACCTGTAACAATTAATGCTGTTTGATTTAAAAATGTAGGAGTAAATGTAGCTATATCAGAAAAATCAAGATCAAAAGAGGAGTTTGTAACATTATTTGGTACTGCACTACCTGTAAATGGTACAAAGGCAGATGCCCCACCTCCACCTAAAGTTGGTGGTGTTCCTGCTAATTTAAGTTTCGCAAAAGACCACTCCATTGAATTAGTAGTTGCTACTTTTATTTTAGGATGACCACCATAAATACCCATATTAGTTCCTGATCCTGAATTACCAGGAAGTTGGGTATTCCAGTTATTACCATTATATAAAACTTGACCTAACCCTGATACCTCTCTAGGGGCGGGTCTGAAAAAATTGGATGGATTGGTTATATTGATTACAGATGTTGTTGCTGTTTTTGGTGGAGAAGATGGTTGTCTATTTCCACTCTGTAGTGCACCATTTCTCCCCCCACTTGGACTTAATGAAATATAAACAACAAAATAATCTTGGACTCCTAGGGAAGTTTCGACCAGATTTGAAAATTTATAATACTTACCAACTGTAAGAGCATTGAAATTAGTGGTTAACAATTCATCACTAAAAAGCTCTTCGAGAAAGGTACTATAAAAGAAACTAGTAGAACTATAATATGCAATGGGGTCAGCACTAGTAAGATCAGGTGCTCCTGCTGCCAATAATGCACTAGCATATCCAGCACTTTCTGCTGCAACATAAAATCCTCTTGTAGAAGTTGCTCTTAAAGCAAAATTCTGGTCTACTAAAGTTGCTAAACCTGAATATTCTGTTCCTTTATGATATATTCCCGTATCAGTAATTATACCTTGTACATCTGTATTTAAAGATGCACTATATTTAAAGGATGCTTCTATATGCCAGGGAATATTAGGTGTATAAGGTATGGTATAAGCTCCTTTTAAAGGTTGATTTTGCTCAATTATCCTTTTTGTAGTAAAAGTTTGGGAACCTGGGTTGAAAAACCCTAGGGCATCATCTGTAGCAGAATCAAAATTATTATAATAAAAAACATTTTGTTCCTGTGTAGGAACTGTAGAATTTAAAAATACACCTTGTTGTACAGTATCAAGACTTTCAGAGTCTGTTAAAGAGGTTACCCAATCTGTTTTAGCTCTTAAACTCCAGTTCATTGAACCTCCACTATCTGAGCTTGTAATTGGGTAATAAATAGTGGTGCCAGCACCTTCTTGAATTGCTTGGTAAATATTATTTCCTTCTGTTTGGGATACTTGTAATATAATATGGTCAGCATATATTGTTCTACCAGTTATAATATATTCAGTTGCATTTGCCCCATAAGGTAAAATGGCATCAGGGAATAAAACTCTTAAATTATCAAAATCATCTAAATAATTAATTACTTCTACACCTGAAGCATCAACAGCATTTAATTTTATTGCTTGTACTTGTTGTATACCATTAAGAGGGACATTTGTTCTTGATGATGCTATCCAAGCATATCCCGGTGGTGGGACATTTGATTGATCATTAAAGTCTCCTTCTTGTACAACGGCTTCAAACCCAGTATTTGTTGTAGTAGCTAACCCAAAGAATAAAGGTTTATATACTACAGGTGTATCGTTGGCATTTAAATATGGATCACAACCAGGATTTAAAGACTGTGTTGCTACTATTATCATAGAACCACTAAATATACCATCATAAAATTCTGATTGGTTATCTTTAGGGAATTTTCTAGGGCCTAAATATGATCCACTAATAAATTGTGAGCTACTTTGATTAAAATTTGTTGTATTTAATATTGACCCATCATTCCCATCTTGCCAACTTTGTGTTACACCAAATCTATTGTATGGAATAGTTACTGGAGAAGTAAAGGTAATTTCATTACCTGTTAATTCAAAAGTAAGACTATTACCAATTCCCCCTCCTTGACCAAAATCAGTACCAAATATAGTAAATGTGTTACCTATACTAAAGTTATCAGCAGGGGAAGTATCTGTTTCAACATTAATTTCTGCTATATTTCCACCATTAATTTTTATCTGTACTATAATATTGGCATTAATTGGGTAAGCACCACCCGAATTAACATTAACAGTAATATTATTAAAATTACCATTAGTTAAGGGGGAGATGAGTGTATTAGAGGTTATAGCAGGTATTAAATCTGCACCTGTATAATTAATACCACCAACTTTACCTAATAATTGACCATATCTTTGTCCTGGTTGTTGAGGGTAGGTTTGTAAACCATTAAATCTTTCAAATGAACCACCAGTTCCACCACTAAATTTATATATAGAAGAGCCTTCTGTTGAATATTGAGGGAAATCTGTTGAACCTGAGCTGTAATCTTTTGGTAAGTTTACTACTAAACCTTCATAGTCATGTAATGATGATGTAACTTGAGCGGGTCTTTGTCTATTTCTTTCTAATATGTGTTGTTTTACAACTACGCCAGAAGATAAACTGGTTCGGGCAGGTGTAAAATCTTTAATCATTTTAAATAATGAATTATCAAAGAATTTGATTAACCTAACAAAATCAACTACATCATAGTTATCCATATATTTTTCAAAATATGCGTTTCTTAATCTATCTAGATCAGGATATGTATATAATGATGAAGAAACAAATCTTGGATCTCCAATAAATTCCCCCAGATTAAAATACCCTAATTGAGCATTTATGTCGTCATTAATTTGATTTGATGGAGAAAATGCTACCTCTAAATAATTAATGTTTGGGGTTATACTTTGACTTGTAAAAGAAGTTTGTTGCATCGATTCCATTGGTGAAATCGTTTGGGTATCATTACCAACACTTGAAATTTCAGGTACTGAAGCTGTTGGGTTTGGAAAACCATAAGGGGCTTCAGATAATATTACCTTTTCTGTTTGTATTTTATCTGTTATTCTATTTTTTATACCTGCTGGTACTTGATCTTGATATATAAATTCTTTATTTTCTACATATAGTGTTGATTTATTAGTTTTAGGAGTAGTAAAATAATCACTAGTACCATTACTGAATGATTGTGTAATTTGTACTGCTGATCCTGTTACTCTAGGGTGAATAGATGTTGGTGCTATATTAGTAGGTATACCAAGAAAGGTACTGTCTTTACTTAATTGACTACCTAAGGCAGCTCTAAAAAACTGTTGGTTTGGTGTTGAATTAATACCATTTCCTTCGTTGGAATATGGATTAACAGTATAATCATAAAAATTACTTTGGCTAATTTCATTTACATAGTATCTTAGTTCTTGGAATAATCCAGAAAAAGGAGTATATGTAGTACCGTCCGCAAATACAATGTCTTCATTTTTATTTAAATATCCTGTAGTAGCTTGATAGTAAAAAGAATCATCAAAACCTCCAACACTACTAGATTCATTAAACCCTATCTTACCATCTATTTTATTAGCGGCATATAAACTAGCAGTGGGGTTAGAACCATTAACATTCATTTGAACCGACCACCAATCTCCATTAAAGAAAGGTAAATATACACTAGCACTTAAATTAGGATCACCACCTCGAGCAGGTATCCATTTTAATGTACCATAAGTATCATATGGGGAGGGTATTGATCCTGAATAAGAACCACTTACTAAACCTAAACCTGTATATTCTAATACTAAATTACCACCTTCATCATTTGTTGAAAATATAGATTGGGAATATCTAATATTACTACTAGCTACATTATTTGTAGGTAAAGGAATTTCAGATGGTTTAAATCTTAATTGTATAGTTCGAGCTTTATTAGTACCATTTTGAACGGGGAATAAGGGGTTTGCTTCTAAAGAAGATGATACAAAATTTGTAGCATTAACTCCAGTATCAAATGCATAATTAAATACATTTTGTTTTAAATCGTAATCTTGGGACTCGTTTCTATCTTTACCCCCAAATTCACTAATTCGCAAAATAGTATCTGGGATTCCATAAGAGGTAATTAATGCCCTTAAACCCGCTATTGTACCTTTAGTTTTAAGTAAATACGGAATATTATGGTATATTCGTTTATATATGCTCTTATTAACATCGTCTAATGGGACTATATCATTCGACGCTGATATTTTAGTATCCACGTACTCATACCCAGTAGGTGTTGCAACTGCACCACCAATTGAACCCGTCATATATGGAAATGGAAATGCACTTCCTGAAGGTGTTAATCCTAAAAATGCTGTAAATAAATCATCAGTGTTAAAATTATTAGAATATAATTTAACTGCAAAGTCTTTAATAGCATCTGATACTAGATCTTTTGAAATACCATAATCTAATCTATTATCGGCATCAAATTTATTAGTTACATCTTTTGTATAAACCCAAACATTATCATAATATTGACCAACCATATCAACAAATAGTTCATAATTTCTATTTGCAGGGTCATCTCTTAAATATTCTGGTATAGAGTTATACAACCAGTCTCTATTATTATCATCATAATTAGAAGCGGTGGCAGCTGATGATGTTATCCAATTTTGTACTTCTGTACTACCTGTTGGATATAATACAAAAGGAGGTTGGGTATTAGATTTGGGATAAGAAGTTGATGAACCACTATTAAAATATAGAAAGTATTCATACCCATCAAAGTTCTTAATTATGGTATCTATAGTACCTGTTAATGAAGCAACACTTGAACTATATGCCGGGGTATAAGTAGTATCTGTTGCTATTTGATCTAAAAAAGTATTGATTTGATTACTAGCAGATTGTATTAAATCAACTTTATAGTAAAAATTCTCTAAACGTGTTTTAGCAGAACTAAAATTTACAAAATTAGAAAACTTTTCATAATCAATATTTATGTTAATTTCTTTTTCGTTTAATAAACTTTGTATTTGATTAATTGAACTTGTTAAATCAGAATTAACTAAAGTATTATATGAAAATTGTTCTCCAGGTGATGCTGTTTCTCCTATGACATTTAAATTATAATTTGGACCAGCAATGTATGTAAAATCATCTTCTACAAAAGGTTCAAATGGAAAATCAACCTTATATGCTTGTGGTGAAGAAAGTAATTCGACTACCCATAATTCAGATTTATTACTAAATTCTAAAGGTAAAGGCTCATAAAGTTTAATTAATATTGTAGGATCAATTCCTTCTTCAGTTTCTAATTTTATATTATTAGCAATAACTGTTTGGTTTTGACCAAAGTTAAGATAAAAATCAACAAAATAAGTTGATGTTTCTCTATACTGGATGAAATCATTAACAGATGAAATTATATCATTATTTTCAATAGTATTACTATCTAATCTAATTTCAGTTCTATCAGATGATATATTTGAAATAAAATATTTTTCATCAATTGAAGATGCTGCTCTTTTTCTATAAAAAGAATAAGATATATTATACTCTCCTATATCAAAACCTAAAGATTCTAAATTAGAACTTGGATTTAATAATACATCACCTTCTCTTACATTATAATCAAGTAATGGAACAGTTTGGCTTGGGTATATTAAATCTTTATTTTGATCATAAACATAATATTCAATATAATCCGTAGAAGCAGAAAACACAGTATCTAATTCAGATTGAACAATTAAGTTTTCATCAGAATTAGAATATGTTTGATACTCAAAAGTATCTGGGATTATTGGTGTTATTGTTGGTTCTAGTGTCATAGATTTTTACTCTTATTTTTTCTAAATACTTAATAATTACTTGATGTTCCTGTATTAGACCCACCAGTTGATGTTTGTGTATTTTCTGATAATGTTGTATTTGAATTTACTACTTGTGCATTTGCTTCTTGTACTTGCATAGTAGCCTTTCTCATCATAGCATTACTCTCTTCATCATCTGATTGGGCAACTTGTACTGTTATCAAATCCATTTGGGCTTTAAGTAAATTTTCTCTTAGTTGAGCTATTTCGGCTTGTAATGCTTGTACTTCAGCACTTATACTATCAAAATTAATATATTCACCACTAGTTTTAGCTAAATATTGATGTGAATTAGTTTCACCTAGTGCTTGTATATCATAAAAAAGAGAATTGTATAATCCAAAGAATTCTTCAACAGTTGGTTGAACTTGTAGATCTTCAGTAATAGTAGTGCTACCCAATTCATCAAAACTAGTATTTATGGTTTTAATATATTGAGCTTTATTAAATGTCTCTTTCCTAAGATCTAATCTTTCTTCTGCCATTATCCATTAACTATTTTAAAATAGTAATTATCATCCTTAATTAATGTACTTCCACTAATTGTGGTTTGTATTAAAATTTTATAATATCTTTCTGGTTGTAAACCAGTCATATACACATCAAAATAATTGCCTACAGAATCACAACTAATTTTAGTGTAATCACTATCAAATTGAACTACAAACTCATTAGTATCTAAATCTTTAATAGCCCACAAGGAATTATCGGGTAGATAATGGTTTATTGTGTCTATTGATTGAGTTTGAAATATTCTTACAGGATAGTCGGGTCTACAATTTAGTCTAAACCTATTAATACTTTCACTATAAAACACCCCGGGGTTATTATCTAAAGCTACAAAAATATCTGCTGTTGCTAAGGGAGGGAGTGAACCTGTTTCAAAACTAGAATCATCCCATTGGATTTCTAGTACTGGTGGGTAAATAGTATTTGTATCAACTGAATAGAATTGCATTATAGGTTGAATTGCATCTGCTGAATTAAATTCTATAGTATCTTCCCATTTTACTATAAAACCATTATTTTGTATGTCTGTAAATCCTCCAATATTATTAGAACTTGAGTACCAAACATTTACTATATCTGAAACATCAGCTTTTAAATCTTTATCTGATCTTAATTTAAAGGATTGGGTAACTTCAATGTTAGGGTTATTTGGGTCTGTTGAACCTGTAAACCAAGTTCCACCACCTGGTGTACCTGTTTGCCAAGATGCGGTAACAAAAGTTGAAAATGCAGGAGTATCTGTATCCCAATATTTTGCTCCTGAAGCAACGGATCCTGAAAAGTTCTGAGCTTTCCAACTAACTCCATTTGTAGTAAAAGGTGAATCCAAATACGTACCACTACCATTATTCCAAGAACCAGAAACAGGATATATTTCCATTTCAGTATCAAATATAACACCTTGAGCATTAGCTACATATGCTTTTAAAGTACTTGAAAAAGGAACACCATTTCCAACTGTATTTTGTATAATACCATTAATTTGATTTTGATCAAATTCTATTAGATATCTAAATACTTGTGGGACTGGGTTTATGTTAACGTTTAGATTACCTACTTCAATAATAGCATCTATCCCCGTATTCATAAAGGGATAAAAGGCATACATTGATGCGTCTTGTAAGGGAAATAATTTATATACTGCCATGTTTTATTTTTTAATATCCTCCGTAACCAAAGGTTCCTGTACCTAAAGATACTATTCTTCCTTTTATATCATCATTAGGAAATTTAACTTCAAATATGCTAGGGTCTAATGAAGGATAAATTACTCCTCCTTGTGTAGCTCCTGGAATACTATATGCATACTCTGAATAACCATTAGTAGTTCCTGCTTTGTTTATAATTTGTATGTTAGAAACTGTTTGAACACCTGGTATTGCATCTAATATTAATGTTATTTCTCTTAATACAATGGGTTGATTTATTTGCCATCTACGCGTTAGAAAATAACCTTGTACTTCTCCTATACACTTAGTTAATATTTCATTATTATTATAGTTAGGAAGAGTTATAATATCAAACTCACAACCAATATTAACTATAAAAGCATCTTTTATATTTACCGAGTCACCTATCATCCTATATTGATTAATATAAGTTTTTAGGTTGTTTTTTAAGGCATCTGAGGATTTAGTTAGATTACCATTAAGATCTTGGGTTAAAACATATAAATCTAAAATAGTGTCTGGATTTTTTACTGATGCCTTAGTTGTAAATGCTTTTGATATTACACCATACTTAGGAGGCATACTTAAAGCTCTAATTAGATAATCATCAGCTGTAACGTTTCTTTGTTGTGTATTAAAATTAGATAGTGAATTTTGTCTAATTTCTTCTATTGTATCTCCACCTCCCCCACCACTAGCGGCTGAAGGGTTATTTGTTGCTAATGAATTAAAAACAAAATTGGATGTTGGAGTATTATTATTTCCAATGTTTAAAAACTTAACAGCTGAAGAGTCTATGGTGTTTAAAGTATTAGCATCTATGTTAGAAGAAACACCTCCACCAGTTAAATATCTTACAGTTAAAGTAGTATTTGAAGGAGCGGTACCATAAGTATTTGTAAATACAAAGTTTGTTGGTGAATAAGCTGTAGTGAGTTTATTTTGTCCAAAAGGTAAACCTAGACCTACATTATCTGGGTTTGGTACAATTTCCTCATCATTTTGAAGTGGTTTCCCGGATCCAAATTGTATTTGTAAAGTATTTTCATTTAAAAATCTAGTAACAAATCTTCTATTTACTGATTTTGTTTTTAAAATATAAGGGGTGTCTGTATCTGTATAATTATTAGGGTCATTTACATTAGTATTTTTTATACTATCATAAATTAAATCTTGTGCTAAATAATCTACTTCATAATATTGATTACCATCGGAATCTATAATATCAATTATATTAGATATATTTGATACATTAAGTTCTAAAGTTGGATATTCAATATAATTACCTAAAGTAAAACTAGTAGAAACTATAGTACCTGAAACTGCTTTTCTGGTCTTTTTTAGTAAATAATAAGTTGGTTCTCCTAAGGATATTTGTGATATTGTTACTAATGTAGGATCTATTGAAGAAGATACTGAAAAATTAATTGCTTCTTGTATATTAAATCTATCACCACTTCTAGAAGAAACTAAGGTATCTTGAGGTACTTCTAAAGCATAATTAAAATCTGGGACTGTTTGAGAACCGACAACTTTAGATGGGATTTGTTGAAAAACATCTACATCAACAATAGCTAAACCTGTTACTTTAGGTTTATAACTAAACATGTAAGCCAGATCATATAAATTATCGAACTGTCTAGCATACTGTAAATATGTTTCTTGTATTTGGTTATCTAAATAGAAAGATAATACATCCGAAACATATGATGCTTGTTCTATAAACATCATTCCAGGTGAAGCAGGACTAAAATCCGTATAAGTATTAGGGAAATAAGTTTGAGAAAAATTAATAAGTTGGGCTCTAATATCATTAAAGTCCTTATTAATATATGTTATGTTTTGATTTTGTACTGCCATTAGTTAAAATTTAATTCTAAAGTATCATTTATCCCGGTATTTGGTATACTGTAGTTTATGTTTACTTGTATTGTATTTGAGTTTATGCTTTGTAAAACTTCTACAGAATCAAGAGAAATTTCTGGGAAATTTGTTTTGATTTTTTCTTGTAGATCTTCTTGTATAAACTCAAGATTACCATTTGATATTTGAGAAAATATATAAACCCTTAAACCAGCACCAAACTGAGGGTTTTGTATTATTTCACCAGGATTTGTTAGTAAATAATTAATTAAATTATTTTTTATAGCATCTTTAGTTTGATAATTAGGAGTAAAGGCAGTGGGACCACTAAACGGTAAATCAACACCGATACCGACACTAGGTCGTAAATCATTAGGGTATATTTGTCTTGCTCCAAATGCCATTTATTTAAACTTTACCTGTCATTAATCCCATTATTTGATCCATACTTACATTCCCATTTGGTAAACTGCCATTAGGTGATGTTGTATCCCCACCTCCCATTTGTAATGGAATATCTGCGGTTGTGGCTGATAATGTTCCGTTTGCTCCGGGCATCATTCCTCCTAATACACTTTGGATATTTTCTTTCATTGCCATTCTTTTATCTTCAGGCATTTTTTGTTGTGCTACAGGATTCATTGGACCTGGTGTTCCTATATTTGTATTAGGTACACCCATACTATTTTCGTAGACTACAGATTTAGGAGCACGTACAGCTTCAATAAGGATGTCTTTCATCTCCTCTTGTATAGCCTCCTTTACGGCCTCTTTTACAATCGTTTTTAATTGACTTAATTTCATGTTATATTGATTTATTATAAATATTAAACTAGAATGCTTTTAAATCGTTTTGTTGTATATAAAATACAAGTTCATCGATTAATATTTGGTCTGATGCACTAAATGAAGGTTCACCCTTTAATTGAACCACACCCCGAGTATTTTTAGCAATAGCATACCTTCTTTTTAAACTACCTACAGGATTCTTATCATCTGTTACTACGGCCATAATAAAACCATTAATATTTTTTACAATAGGATTACCATCTTCTTCTTGTTCTTGGGATAAATCTAGTAATTCTTGATTAATAACAGTTAATTCTACTTGTGTAACTCCATTTTCTTGAGCACATTCTTGCATTAATTTATCCAAACCCTTTAATAAAATTATTACAGTAGCTGCGGCCGCAATTAGAAATACTAATGCAACCAAAGTTGCTTTACTTAATTCATCAGAACTTTTTTCTAGTTCTTTTAATTGTAAGGTAAGAGTTCTTAATTTAGCTGTAGTAGAATAAGGTTGGGCAAATATTAAACCTCCAAAATCTTTTAAAGGTGGTGTACCTATAGCTTGAGGTAAGGGAATTGCATCCAAAGATATACTAACACCTTTTAATGTTGCAGATAATGTTTTAAAGGCAATAGCTAATGCTGTACTTGCTACTATTTTAGCAAATATTTGATTAAGTTGCCTTACTAATCTATTTCTTTTTCTAATAAGTTCTTCTAATTCCTCAGGAGTAGGGCATGTTTTTCTATTAGATTGTGATAATTTTGAAATACCAAAAGCTATTAATATTCCTACAGCCATAGGAATAGTTTTAGTTTTAATAATACCTACTAGTAAGTCGATTGCAATTTTTGAAGCTGAAATGACTAGCAATTCAGGATTCATGGCTATTGCTTTTACTAATTTTTGGGCTTCATCAACTGTATCATTATATTCTTTAGATATATTTTTGGCTGCTTTATCAAGATTAATTAAACTTGAAGCTTGGAGGTTGGATTTAATAGTTTGATCTCCATTAATTATAGGGACACTAGAAGGTACAAACCCCGATTTAGTATATAATAACCCTAATTTAAGGGGGGTTTTTTGGTTTTTAGGAATTATAGGAAGTTTTAATTTAATTTTAAAACTACCTTGTTTATCTGTTATTATATTTTGATTGGGTATAGGAGTATAAGCCTCAACATTAAAATTAAAATTGGGCATTGGTGTAACTAATTCTATTGGTACATTGGTGGGGTTTTCTAATGCGGTACTAACTTCAACTCCACCCATACTAACCCCAAGTTCTACTTTAACCCCTTGTAATACATTACCCGTTATTTTATCAAATATTCTACCCGTAATTTCAAATTCTTCTATAGTGGGTATTTCGCTTTTTAATTTAGCTTTTAAACGAATTATTTCTTTTTTAGCCTTATCAATTAAACTCTTTTTAGTGTTTTTAACAGATTCTTTTTTATCATTTATTCTTTCTTTAGCAGTTTTAGTTTTATCTATTTTATTAGATTCACTTACAGCTACAGTAACGGCTGTTGCTGATGCTGCAGTTGCTAAAGTGGTTAAATCAATATTAAATTTACTAGATAAAGAAGATATTCTATTTGTTATTTCCTTAATATTTATTTTATCCCCTAATAATTTTTTACCTTTATCTGATAATAATTCTTTTGTAGCTAAGGCAAGTAGTGCTTTTTCTGTCATTTTAGATAGATTTTACAATTTTAGAAGTATAGCTATCAAGATTATCTAACATTAAATTTATAGTAGTTGTAACCGAACCTGCTGCTCCCCCACTTATATATAATTTAGGTTCTCCTGTAAGTAATTGGCATAAGTTTCTTATTTTTTTTAGAAGATCTTGATAGTCTTCTATAAAATTATCGCCCAATATAATAGATTGATTAGCATTAGCATCCCCTAACCTTACATTTCCCCTACCTGATTGTAGAGTTATATCTCCTTCTTGGGAGTATAAACCCATAGATTGGACTGATGTTAAAGATATGGTTTTATTAGAATTTAATATAATACTATCGGCTTTAGTATTAAATACTAAACGATCAGAACTAATCATTACTTGACTACCATTATAGGCCGTAACCACTTCGGGAGGGGATTTTAATGCTGGAAAAGAAGTTATTTTTGTTTCTAAAGGTATTGTTTGATTAGAAGTTAAATATATGGAACTTAAATCCTTATTTATATTTTCAACTACTGGTATCCAACCTTCACCACTTGATTCAGGGGATTGACCATTTCTAATTATTGTAATAGGATCCCCATTTTCTCCATTTGATGACCAGTTATTACTATCTACTTTTACTGTACTACCAAATCTTATAGAGTTACCCCATCTACCCTCTAATATAATATCACCTGCATATGATAAAAGAGGATGTATATTACTCCTTTCGGCAAAAGTTCCACCTACTATTGGAGAATTAAAATCATAATCAACTTCTTCATTTGTAGATTTTGAAGTTTGCCCATCAGACATTTCCGAGTATGATTTATTTTGAGTTGGTTGAGTTTGTGATTTTTTTAATAAGTTAGGATAACCATTCATATGTTGATTATTCCAAAGAGAAATTGAATTTAAATAATAATATCTTTTAGTATTATTATTACTACCAATATTTGAATCAGGTAATGAAAAAAGTAATACTAATTCATTTACTAAGGGATAGTTTTTTAAATAAGGTAATAAGGGTAGTGCAATATTATTAGTACTAGAATCTAAATTAGCACCACCAACAGGTTCAAAATAAATAGTACCTACGGCATTCCAACCACCTAATTCAAAAAAATTAGGGTAATTACTATCAAGAATAATGTCTGTTACCCTAGCAGATATTATGCTTTGGGTAAGTATTTCTATTTGATTCTTTAAATTAGAATCAGGTGTACTACTAACATTTAGTTGCTGGTTTATACTAGCAAAACCATATTTATTTGCCATCTTTTTTCTCCTCGAAGTTTTCGTTAAGTTTATCTAACTCTTCCATTAGTTGATTCTTTTCTTCTTCCGTTATACCTAGGGCATCTTCGCTAGAACTATTATTAAGCGCACGCTGTACTATAGTAGCCATTTTAATTAATTGTTCATCGTTACGAACGCCAATATCCATATATTCTTTAATGAGTGGTACAATTAAAGTTGCATCACCAATATCATTAATTAAAGGTTTAAGTTCAGATATTAAACCTGATATTTGTTTTTCTTTCTTTTTTTGATTGTTGTATATTTCTTCTAAGATATTAGAGAATTTTTTCTTCCCAAATACAACACTGTCTAATGATCCCATAATATAATTTTGTTATAAATATGAATATAAATAGGATTTAAAATCTGGCGTAACCATTTTCTAAAAAGAAAATATATTGTTGTTTAAATATATCGTATAGCTTATCAGCGATCTTAGTTATTTTAGGGGTTTTTACATCAACCATTTCTCGGATGTATATATAAAGTGCTTTTTTATTAAATACCTCTAATGTTTCCCTTTTACGAAACAATTCTAAAATAGCATCGGCTATTTGGGCATCATTTTTTTTAGGGAATAATTCATAAATATTTTCTGATACATGATCTACAAATATATCCACATATTTATCTAAATCACTTTTGATTATTTCATCTCCTTGACTATAAGTGTGAGTAGAATTTTCACCTGTAAGGACATCAACATCTACTTTTTTAACTTTCTTATTATAGTTTTTTGTATTATATAATATTAACCAACGTTTAACTATAGTACCAAAATAAGAATAGGCCTTTGCCCCCCTACCTGGATCAAATAGGTGGATTTTTGATAATAAGAATGTAATTATCTCATGCTGTAAGTGCTCTAGATTTTCTACATCAGTATGGTAGAATTTAAAGGTGTGAATTATATTCTGTGTAAGCTTAAAAAACGCGAAATGTATTTCACGTTCATATATTTTGGATCTTTCTTTAGAGCATTTTGTATTATTATATAACACTATGGCATCCTCAGTATCTTGGGTAAAATAATTTTTACTCTTTTTTCTTCTTTTTCTTACTTCGGCCATTAGTCGTTGTCTTTTTTAAATTGGGATAAATCGTTTTGGATTATTTTAATCTCATTAAAAAACCACCCTATTTCGTCATCACTTTTAAATGCTCCTTTTTGGTCAATTTCTTTTAATTTTTGATTTGAAAAGGTAATATGTTCATCTATTTTATCAATAAATTTTTTATGGGACATCATTATGTCTTCTGCCTTTTCATTCTTGCGTAAAAGGTTAAAGGTCGTATATCCGAAGATAACGACCAAAATTCCTAATATAATTGTAAAAGTTAATATCATAAACTATCTAACATATTCTTTAATCCTGGACTTGATACACTATTTAATGCCTTAGTCTTTGATGATTTTATGTTTCCACTCAATGTATAATTTTTCTTTGGTGTAGCCACGCTATTCTTAGAGAACTTTGGTAACCATTCAATTTCAAATTCAATACGCGCCGCCATCATATCAGCTTGGTGCAAAATAAATGGAAGAGAGGTGCGAGGTTTTTGTTCTGGCATAAATGCTTTTAAATATTTCTCATTTGCTGAGTCATATAAACCATCATGTGTTTGAATAGCAACCATTTCATTAAAGGTATATTTAATATCATGCTGTTGTAACAAAAATAAACCACGATCTGGAACAGATGAGAAGGGTAATGCTTTATTAAACATATAATCTTCACCTAATTTATCACGTCTCCAATTATCTGTCTGAGGTACATATGCTTCTTCAGTATCAGAACCCATTTTACCTAGGTCATGGTTGATCGCCGAAAATACCAATTCTTCCTGGGTAAATGTCGTCATATTACAACCAAATCCCTCCCATACAGCGGACATGGACAATGCTGCTTTTACAACTCTATTAACGTGATCTACATACCCACCTGGGAATGCTGAATGGTATTCTTTCTTATGAGCTGCTGGCATTAATATAATACGGTCCTCATATTTACTATAAAAATCAAGTAAACGTTGTTTACGATCTCCAGTAATAAATGTTTCAATGTTAGTGTTGAATTCGATCCAATTTGATTGGAGTTGTTCTGCTGATAATTTCATAACTTTTATTTTAAATTTTTAATTAATTCGTCTGCTGTTTCTTTATCTTCTATAAATTTAGCCCATTTTCCATCGGGGCAAGAAGATATTAAGGATCGTGTTTTAC